AAAAAGAGGGCTTTAATATGACTACCAATCAAAGGGTATTAGAATTATCCAAAGAATTATATAAAAGAAAAAAACTAAGAGCATATGAAAAAGACTTTGAACTATTCGCTAATGAACAACTTAGAATAATTACGAAAGATGCAGCAAAAGGTTTTGTTCCTTTTGTCTTTAACGATGCTCAAAAGTTTATAAATGAAGAATTAGAAAAACAGAGAGAGAAAACTGGGAAGGTCAGAGCTATTATCTTAAAAGCTCGTCAACAAGGAATCAGTACTTATTGTGCTGCCAGAGTATTCTGGAAAACTTACTTTGCACCCTATACTAAATCTGTCGTTATGGCACACGATAGTGCCACATCAGATGCCTTATTTAATATGAGTCGAAATCTCATAGATAATATGGATGAACCCCCAACCCTACAGAAGTCTAATGCAAAGGAGATTCTCTTTGAACATAATAAAAGTGGCTATAGGCTATATACAGCAGGCTCGAAAGAAGCAGGCAGAGGAACAACTCCGACTATTGCCCACCTTTCAGAGGTGGCATTCTGGCAATTCGATGAACAAATCCTCGCAGGATTATTCCAGGGAATTAGTCAGGCTGATGACACGGAGGTAATACTGGAGAGTACTGCGAATGGTGCTAGTGGAGAATTCTACAGACTATTTCAAGGTGCGATGAGAGGTGAAAACGAATACTTACCCATCTTCCTTCCTTGGTATATAACACCAGAATATCGTAGAGATGCTCCTGAGGGAATGGAATTAACGGAAGAAGAAGAATCATTACAGGAAGAATATGAATTAGACGAAGATCAAATCTATTGGCGAAGGTTAAAGCTAGGAGAGAGTGGAGATAAAAAGTTTATACAAGAATACCCCAGCAGTGGAGAAGAAGCCTTTCTTGTAACTGGTAATAGTGTCTTTGATCAAACTATTGTCAACGATTACGAAGTAAAAGCTCCTTCTTATTTGAGAAGATATGATGAGGAAAGTAGTTATTTTGAGGATCATAAGAGTGGACACCTTGAAATATGGAAAGCTCCTTCATTTGAAGATAGGTTTATAATAGGTGCTGATGTAGCTCTTGGAGTCGGTCAAGACTATTCTTCAGCAGTAATATTAAATAAGGAGAGAGAAGTCTGTGCATTGTTCAGGGATAATTTTACAGACCCTAGTGTCTTTGGGGATATTTTATTTTATCTTGGGAGGTACTTTAATAATGCTTTACTCGCAGTAGAAAGTAATTCTTTAGGTGTAGCAACCTTAAATAGACTCAAGCAAATGAATTATGTTAATCTATATTATCAAACAAAAGCTGCCACTCTACTTAACGAAGAAGGAATGAAACCTGGATTTAGAACTACTGTCTCTACAAAACCTATGATAATAGGAAATCTTAAAAGAGCAGTAGAAGAATATGATTTGGGTATATGGTCAGATATAATAATACAGGAATTAAGAACGTATGTCTCACATGAGAATGGCTCTACAAGTGCTCTTGCTGGTAACTTTGACGATACTGTTATTGCCTTAGCAATCGCATTTGAAGCATATAGAACACATCAACACAGATTAACAGATGATACAGTATCTTGGAAAGAAAAAATAGGAACAATACAGGAGGATCAAACAACATGGCTATGAATGAAAAGTCTTTAGCTAACCTCAAAACTATTAATTCTACAGAAATGGCAAAAGAATATCAAGAAAGAGGATTAGCAAAAAGAAAAGAAAATAAACAAAAGAGAGAAATAGCTAAAGAAGCTATTATGGCTATGAGAGAAATGGGAGAAGAAGCACCCAGTGCCATAGAAGCTCTTAAGTATGTATTGACACAAGCAATGGAAGTTAATGATACAGAACAAATTATAAAGGTTTCAAGTATTCTTGCAGAGTATCAAGCACCTAAGTTATCTAGACAAGATGTAACACAGACAACAATAGATGCCAGTGATTTATCTGATGCAGAATTGCAGGATGAGTTAGATAAACTCGGATCTGTACACTAGTTCTACCATTGTCCTCACCTTGTCTGGGCTGCAAGGGGTAGGTAAAGCCCACTTATACGGAGAATTGTTATGGATACACTTCCAAAGAAAAGACCATCAGGACCATTAGGTAAGAAACCAAACGTAAATGCTTATTCCGATATGCTTAAAGAAATGAAGAAAAAATATCAACCAAAAGCTTATGCAAAAAGTGAAGCAGTTAAAAAAGCAAGAGAAGATTATAGAAATTCACCTGAAGCTAGAGAAGATTTTAAACAAGGATTAGCAGATTTTACACCATATGGAATATATCATTATGGTAAAAAGTTTGTAAAAGATCCAAGTGATATAGAATCAGGAATTATAACTGGCTTATATACTTTACCTTTTGTCGGTGGAGCACTTAAAAAAGGTTATCAAGGTTTAAAAGGATTATTCAAAGGACCATTATCACCACAATATAATAGTGCTGGAGCTGTTATAAAACAATTATCAAAATTCTTTGATCACCCTATGAATGTAGCTGTAAGAAAAAATAAACCAGAATTTAAAGATGTAGAAATATATTATACAGGACAAAACCCAGCAGTAGCAAAACAAATGAAAGAGGGAAAAACTAAAGGTGAAGTATTTTTTTCAGATAATCCAGAAGTAGCTAAAGAATATGCTGGACCACAAGGTGTTATCATGGGTTTTGGAGCTAAAACACCTATTACTGGAAAAAGAAGTATTATAGATAAAAATATGGGGTATTCTGGAGGGCAAACTCAATATATATTAAGTCCAGAAGAATCAATTAAATTTATGAAAAATCCTAATTTTCAAATGCCATTTGCTATATTTTCAGACCCATTATTAACAAGGAGATAAAATGAGGAAACAATTATTAAACGCAGTTAAGAAACACGCAGAAGGTCATATTGCTAAACATATAGCTAATATAGAGGTTTATTTGTCGAACCCTGTGGGTATCGGTGAACACAATCAGATCGTAGAAGCTATCGAAGAGCAATTAGATCAAATCGCAAAATACAACGATCAAGTAGAAATGGTCGAAAATTTTTTTCCAGAGGACTTAATGGAATAAGTCCATGCATTAAAGTATGTAAGCTAGAGGATGGCAGATGTATTGGGTGTGGCAGAACAATGGATGAGATAAAAGAAGCCTATGCAAAAAACACTACAAAAAGACTCAGCATATAATGAATATGACGAAGACGGAGATGGTATTGTTACTGACGAAGAGCTATCTCATGTCAAAGAAATAAAGGAAACGGAAACAGCATTGAGGAAACAATTAGCACAATTAAGAATGGCAAGATATACTCTTATCTCTATGGGAACATTTACGTTAGCAATGTTTTTTATACCTCTAGATAGAGTAGAAGCTCTTGCCGATATAAGTAATTTATTTTATATTTCTGGAGCTGGTATTGTAGGTGCATACATGGGTACAACAGCTTGGATGAATAAAAAGAGGTAATCATGGCAACAAAAAAGAAAATAGTTCCATTAAAAAAGCCTAAATACTTTGATAAAGGAACAATGAAAGGTCAAACAGTAGGTGGTGGACACAAATTGTCTGTTAAAAAAGGTGCTGGAATGACTCCTAAAGGTGTTGCTAAATACAGGAGAGATAATCCAGGAAGTAAACTTAAAACAGCAGTTACAGGTAAAGTAAAGCCTGGAAGTAAAGATGCAAAAAGAAGAAAATCCTTTTGTGCTCGTTCTAAAGGTTGGACAGGTGAAAGAGGTAAAGCAGCTAGGAGAAGATGGAAGTGCTAAAATGCAAATAGAAATATGGGAAGCATGGTTAGTAATAGCTATAACTGTAAATACAGCTATAAATTTATTAGTGTTTTTCGGAGGTCGAAAAATTAAAGATAGTAAACCCAGGAGTGGTAAATGAACAGATATATTCAACAAAAACCTATCTTACCAGTTAAGAAAAAAGAAAAAATTATAAAAGAAATATCTAAACCAAATAGTTATAATCAAAAGGTTATGGAATCATCTAAACCAATTTATACAGGAAGGGGAAAGATATGAAAGGTTATAAAAAACCAGTTACTGATGAAGAATTAATTAATCAAATAGAAGCTGGAATTCAAAATAGTTCTGGTGATTGGTTAAATAGTTCTGATCTTAGTAGAGAACGACTTAAAAGTACATATGAATATGCTGGTCTTGCATTAGATCATTTATCTCCTCAAGGTGTAAGCTCAATCGTAGATACAAGTACAACAGAAGTTGTAGAAGCCTATACTGCTGTATTATCAGATTTATTTTTAAATAATGGAAAAATAGCTAGATTTGTACCTTATGATGATAGTCCTAATGCATGGCAATCAGCTAAAGATGCAAGTAATCTTGTTAACTATTGTATATTTAAAAAGAATCATGGTTGGGAAATATTACAACAGTGGATAAAAGCTTCTTTACTTTGGAAAAATGCTGTTATAAGATGGGATTATATAGAAGATTTCGACTACGTAATGGAAGACTATGAGGTCATTGATGAAGCTAAGTTAGATGAAATACTCGCAGACGAAAATTACGAAGTCGTTAATGAATTAACACTCAATCCTAATAGTGAAATTATATCATATATAGATGTAAGATTGAGAAAAAAGATAGATAAAAGTAGAATTAAATTAGAATTAATACCACCAGAGTCCTTTAGAATTAGCCATGATGCTACTAATATAGAAGATGCTAGTTTTGTAGGTGTTCAAAGTGAAATGAGTCATTCAGATATTAGAAAGTATTACCCTGAATGGGGAGATAATCTTACAGAGCAAGAATGGGCAGAATTAGGTGGTGATAACCAATGGATGGGAAGTGGTCAATATAGTGAAGATGTTGCTGCTCGTAAAGAAATTACAGGACAAAGATATTGGCAAGGATATAAAGGCGAGACTGCATATCCATTAGAAGCTAATCAAGAAGTTACCTTAACTGAATCTTGGATGAGGGTAGATAGAGATGGTGATGGTATTGCAGAATTAAAACACCTTATAACTGTTGATAATCATATATTACATGAAGAAGATGCAGAGCAAATACCATTAGCTAGTATTGTTCCAATAGATATTCCACATGAATTCTTTGGATTATCAATGGCAGACTTCACTAGAAGTAGTACGTTAGCGAGTACTGCTATTCTTAGAGGTTTTGTAGAAAATACATACTTATCTAATTATAGTCCTAAGTTAGCTGATCCTAATGTAGTTGATTTTAGTGCTTTACAAAATATGAAGCCTAAACAAATCATTCCTACTAATGGAAATCCAGCTGCTGCTGTAGCTCAATTAGCTCCAGAAACGATTTCAACTGGTACTGTTCCTTTATTAGAGCATTTACAATTAATAAAAGAACAAGCTACTGGTATGTCAAAAGCTGCACAGGGTTTAAATGATACTTTGTATGTGTCAGGAAATTCTGAACAGAAGCTTTCAGCTGTTCAATCAGCTGCTCAAAAGAGAATCCAGCATATTGCTCGTAGATTTGGGGAAACTGGATTTAAGCAATTAGTAATTGGTATATACGCATCAATGGTAAAAAATATGAAAGGTAAACAAAGTATTTATTCTAATGGAGTTTATAATACTATTGATATAAGTAAATTACCTAATAAAATGGATGTAGAAATACAATTAGATATTGGAGAAAATTCTAATAGTAATAGAATACAAAAATTATCTAAGCTTGGTGCTGAAATATTACCAGCACTTAATCAACAAGGTCAAGGATTAATAATTAAACCGACTGCTCCAGCAGTTTTAGCTACTCAATTAATAGAATCAATGCAATTAGATAGTAATGATTACCTTGAAGATTATTCTACAGATGAATTTAAACAAAGAGCACAAGAAGCTATAGAATCTCAATCACAAAAAGCTGAAATAACAGAACAATTAACTGCACAAAAAGCTAAAGCTGATGTTGAGTTAGCACAAGCTAATGTAACTTTCACAGATGCTCAAAGCAAGAATACTATGGATGACAATTCTAAACAATTAGCTGTCTCCATTGATAAGCACTTTCAAGAATGGGCTGATTTAACTATTAAAGCACAAAAAGAAGGTGTCGAATTGCCATCTCGACCTGATTATACTCAGATAATTATGATGGCGAGAGAGCTTTTAATGCCAAAACAACAACAACCTATGGAGGGAGAAGCAAATGGCAACAGTAACACTAACTAGTGCTGGAGTTGGAGGTACACAATCTGGTACAATAACTACAGCTGCAGGATCAGCTGCAGGAATTATTATGGTAACTAATCATAGTGATGCAGCAATTACATTTGATGTAGCAACTGCTGGTACAGTAGTACAGTCAGGTCTATCTTTACAAGCTAAATCTTATAGCTTAGTAACAGGGCTAAATAATGGTGCTCAAACACTAGTAAACCTTAGCACATCACACGGAACTGCAGCACAAAACGCTGAAGTAATCTACAATACACTTGTAGCTTAACTAAAAAATATCTAGTGCTTTATAAGACTAGAAAAATCAACTCGCTTAATAAGGAGAATAATATGATATTAAACGGATTAAACCAACTTTCACCTTTTATGATAGGATATGAAAGAATTTTTAATGAATTAGATAACTTTTATAATGATAATAGACATAATAGTGGTTATCCACCATACGATATGAGAAAAGATGGTGAATTTAATTTTATAATAGAGATTGCACTCGCTGGATTCAATAAAGCCGATATTGAAGTAATGGTATCAGATAGTATTTTGTCTATTAAATCTTTAAAAGAAAATACTAACGAAGATGCAATACATAAAGGAATATCTTACAGGAAATTCACTCGTAAGTTTACACTTGCAGAAGATATAGTAGTAAATAGTGCAGATTTAAAAGATGGACTACTTACAATTAAGCTTGAAAGGGTAATTCCTGAAGAAAAGAAACCAAGGAAAATTAAAATTGGATAAATATAAACCGATAGCTGAGAAGAAGCTAGGTAATAAAAAATCACATGGACATCATAAGATTCATCCTGAAGAACTTGCAAGACGAGCACATGTTAAAGGTCATTTTGCAGCAAAAGAAAGGGATGAATTCTTTGATGAAGTATATGGTGAGGTTTTAGTAGACTATTTTTTAGAATGGTTAAAAACAGAACCCCATGAAACTAAGTCTCGTGAGTTTCTCTACAGTTCTGCTATGGCACTAGGTAGTGTTAAGGAGAAAATGATGAATTTTGAGACATATGGTAAGAACATACCACACCTTAAGGAGGACGATGATAATGTATAACATAGATTATAAGCAAATTATAGAAAACTATAATATAGTAATAAATACTTTAGAATATGATTCAATGCGTAGTGGAGGTAAATCTAAACTTAATGTACAGAACCTTCATTATTTATATGCTATGAAAGAAAAGTATGAAGAACAAATTAAACCAAAAACAAAACCTAAGGAGGTTAAGTAATGGCAAAGAATACCGAAGCAAAACTAGACTCTACCCAACAGGATGACTCTATCGCAACGGATAGTCGAACTGAAGATCAAATGCTGGCTGACATTGTTCGTAATTCTGATTTTACAACAGAAGACGAAGAATCTCTAACCCCTGAGCAAGTGCCTGAGTTAGACACGGAAGAAACTGGTGAAGACCCAGATCCAGAAGAATCCGAAACCGAAGAAGTTGAAGAAGAAGTTGAAACTGAAGATGAAGAAACAGAAGCAGAAGATGATGGTGAAGAACCCTCTACCCAAGAAGCAGATGTTTATAGTCAAGATGAATTAGACTTAGATGCTCAAGTCGTTGTTAAAATAGATGGCAAAGACCAGAGTGTATCTTTTAGTGATCTTATTAAAGGTTACTCTACTGAACAATCTCTTTCTAATAAGGGTCGAGAACTTGGCGATGCTAGAAAAAAATTAGAAGAAGAATATGATTCCAAATTCAAAGAAATAAATGATATTGGAATGGCTTCAGCTAATATTTTGTATAAGGAAGAGCAAAAGTTTTCTAAAGAATATCACGATATAGAATCAAAAATAGATCAAGCTAGAAAAGATAATGATACTTATCAAGTTCAAGAGTTAAAAGATCAACGAGAGCAAGCTCAAAAACAATATTGGGAATCTAGAAGTAATAGAGAAAATATTGTTAAAAATGTGCAAGCAAACGTTGAACAACAATCTCAAAAAGTTTGGCAAGAGCAATTAGATAATTTTTCTAAAACGATACCTACGTTAATACCTGACTTTAATGAAAATACAGCAAAGGCAATAAGAGAATTTGCTATTAATGAAGGTATTAAAGAAGAAATATTAGATTCTGTAATTGATCCATCTATTGTTAAATTTGTAGATGATTATAGAAGACTTAAAGAAGGTGTAAAAAAGGGAACTGCTAAACGAAAAGTAGTAGCAACTAGAAAAGCACCTGTTAAAAAAGCTAAAACTAAATCTCAAAAAGAAATAGATTATGCTGATTCAGTTAGAAATAAAGCCTTCGCAGAAGACGCTTCTAACGAAGATCAAATGGCTTTTCTTAGAGATTATGCAGAGCAATCGCTGGGTAATAATGTTTAACTAATATTTAACTGGGAGGTTAAAAATGGCTAATACACTCGGTGTAAGAGGTACAGGTGGTCCAGCAGGTCCAGCTAGAAGTACTGGCAAAGATGTCTCGCAAAGAGAAGATCTTGCAAATTTTATTACGATGATAACAAGGGATGAAACTCCTTTTTTAGCATCAATTCAAAAGGCGAAAGCCACTGCTATTTATCACGAATGGCAAACTGATGAGCTAGAAGCTCCAGGCAACTCAAGAATCGGTGAAGGTACTGATTATATTGCTCCAACTGACGATGGAAGTGGTGGTACAGGTGCTACACCTGCTACTGGTGCTTACTTCGCAAGAACTGGTCCTCATAGAACTAGACTTGGAAACTATACACAGATAAATGGTAAGACTATTGCTGTGTCTGGTACTCGTAGAGCAGTTGATCAAGCTGGAGTTGCTGACGAATATGCTTATCAGCTTAAGAAAAGAGGTACAGAGTTAAAAAGAGACCTAGAATATGATATGGTTCACTCTTATAATATCTCAAACGCAGTAGGTGTTCAAAATGCTAATGCAAGATCTGCTGGTGGATTTCAATCTTTTATTAATGGTACAGCTACTGTAAACTATGTAGGGCAATTCGAAGCTCCTTCACAGGCTACTACAGGTGCTGGTACTGATAATAATGGTACTGCAATTCCAAGATCTAGTGTGAACGTTTCTGGTTCAACTCCTCCAACTAGAGGTTCATTATCGCTAACAGAAATTGATTCTGTTATGCAGAAGATATATGAAGAAGGTGGAAAGGCGTCTAAGATCATGCTATCACCAAAATTAAGAAGAGACTTCTCTGACTTAATGGTTAGTGATACTGGTGTTAAAAGAGAGATCGGAGAGAGTGGTAAACTAAGACAATCAGTCGATGTTTATATGTCTGACTTCGGTGATCTTATGGTAGTTCCAAACTATATCATGGGCTTAAGCCACACTATGACTACTATGTTAGGTGATGGTCATGCTTCTAACTACTTTACTAGTGGTGGAAGACCTGATATGGCTAACTTTGCTGCATTAATCTATGACCCACAGTGGTTTGCAACTGCATACCTAAGACCTTTAAAAGAGGTTGATGTTGGTCAAAAGGGTGATTCAACTATCGGAATGATGGTCGAAGAATGTACTCTTGAAGTACGTAACCCTAAAGGATGTGGAGCAATCTACGGACTTAACTAAAATATAGGGGAGATTTCGGTCTCCCCTTTTTTTATTTATAGGAGTAATTAAATGAAAAAAGTTTATGATTTTGGAAAAGGGGTTTATAAATTCTTAACAAAAAGTTCTAAGAAAAAAGGTACATCTAAAGTTAAAAAGAAAGTTTCGCCACCTAAAACTACTGCTATTAAAGGTGCAAAGCTAGTTCAAAGAAAAGCACCTACTAAAGCAGATGATATGGCTCGTGCTAGTGCATTTCCAAAAGCAAGTAAAAAATTAAAAGATGCTTCACCAAAAAATATTTCAAAGAAAGCAGTAAAACCAAAGAAAAGTATGGCTAGAAAAATAGTAGAAAGAGTAAGTGGTCCACTATTAGCAGGTGGTGCTGCATATATGATGAGTAAAGCTGGTGGAGGTAAAGATAAAAAGATAATTAAAGATAATAGTCCATCAACTAAAAAGAACTTTGGAATGGGCATGGTTGATAGCACACCAAAGGCAAAAGTAAAGCAAGGTCCACCAAAGCCTCCAGCTAAAAAGAAGAAAAGAAGTAATATTACAAATAGTAGTTCTTATGATGCTGTGTTTGCTCAAGAAACAAGAAATAAACGTTTAGGTATTAAACCAAAGAAAGGTGTTATGACTGGTCCTGAAATGATGAAGAAAAAGAAAGATGATGGTAAAGCACCTATGTATGAGTCTAATGGAACTAAAGGTAAAGTTAAAGCTCAATACAAAATGGGTGGTGGCAAAATGAAAATGGCTAGTTACTATTCAGGTGGTGGCACAATTTTTACAGGGAGATAAATATGACAGACTTAATGGTAATCAGAGCTGCTAATGGTAATATTTACGGAGCTAATGAATCCGTATTTAGAGTTACAGCAGTAACTAGTGGTGGCTATAAGTTAACTCATTTTACAGTTCCAGGTACTGCAGTGGCTAGTAATGCTAACCCTGCAGCTGCCACAGCTGGTGATGAGTTAGGTTACATTGGCAAATCAGGTCGATTTGTAGCCATAACTGAACCAGCAACTTAATAGGAGAATGAGGGCATGGCTCGTGAAAATGAATTCTCATTCCAAAGTGCTACTGTAAATCCAAAGAAAAGCATGAAGGCAGGCTTTGATTTACAGTCAGCAGAATGGGAAGTAAAACAAGATATTCAACAATATAAAGATCAAGTTAAATTAGAACGAGATAAAGAACAATACTTTGGTAGAGTAAGTAAAGGTTATCGTAAGATGGCAACAATACCTGATATTGTCGCTTTAGAAATATTACAGAATCATAAAATAAATCTACATGATCCATTATTTATGAATGATAAAGATAATATGAAAAAATTAAAAACAATACTGATGATGGAATATCCTGATTTATTAGTAAATACTTAGGAGTAAGATATGGCATTGACATATACAGAATTAACTACTCTTGTAAGAAATTGGTGTAATAGAGATGAAGAAGTTGTTTCAGATGCTATTATACAAGATTCATTACAATATGCTGCAGATAAGGCTTATAGAACTCTACGAGTTCCTCCTTTAGAAAATGTAGCTGTATTTGTAAATACTGATAGTGAGTTAACAAATGCAACAACAGTAGCAAACAATCTTAATCCTAGTAAGACTGAAATACAAATACCACATGATTTAGTAGAAGTAATAGCAATAAAAGAAACTGATGCTAATGGTAATACTATAAGAGTATTTAATGAAAAATTAGATGCAAGAACTTTCTTTGATCCAACTAGTGAAAAATATAGTAATAATAATTATTTTACTAGAGAAAGAAATGTTATGTTTTTAAGTCCAGGTTTTAATGATTCTAATCTTGGAACTGCATCAAATATAGAGGTATATTATTACAGAAGATTACCTGCATTAAATGCCAAATACGCAGTTACAGTATTAAACTATGCTGCTGGTTTACTTACAACTACAGGTGGAACTACTGCATTATATTTTGTAAATGGTAATACAACAACTGCTTATGCGACTGCTACCGAAGCAACAGCAGCAGCAGATGGAGCTGGAACTAATACAGCTAATTACATAGGTATAGATGTTCCTCATTGGCTTAGAGATCAAAATGAAAGAATACTTATATATGGTGCATGTGCACAGGTATTTGCATTTACACAAGAAGATGAACAAGCAGTAAAATACGATAAGTTATTTTATGGGGAAATAAAAGAATTAAATGATGAAGATAAACAACGACAGGCATCTGGAGGAAATGTCCAAGTTAACTTTAATGGAAGAGGGTTAATATAATGACTACACCAGCAAGACCAGGAAAATTTACAGGAGCTACAGATACAGCTTCTTCAGGTAGTTATTTTGGAACAACACTACTTAGTGGAATATCAGACTTAGTTGCAGCAGACGTTACTTCAGCACAAACCTCAGCTACTAACGCAGCAACAAGTGCATCAACAGCTTCAACACAAGCAACTAATGCAACAGGGAGTGCAACAGTCGCACAACAATTTGCAACTAATGCACATAATACTCA